TTTCTTTGTATCTCCCAACCTTTAATTGCTTGCCAGATTGGTTCAAAGTAAGGATTATCGTGGTCTATTTTTTCTTTCTTCTCAAATCCTTTATCAATATCAATTACAGGGATTTCTTCTTCAAAGACTTCTATGTATCATACACTTTTAAGAAACTCTTTAGAATCTCAATTTATTCAATGTCATCAAATAAAATGTTTATGTTGTCAATCTCTAAATAATTCTAAATCAATTGCAGTAGATAGATTATTCTCCTTACAAAGTCTTTTCAAGTGTTTTTCGCTTTTCACTTCTGTAAATTGTTTTTGTTGTAGTTCCATAGTGTAAAAATTAGTTAGTTTTACCTGCTAAAGACTAAGTTTTATTTAACTGTTTTAGCGTTGGTGATTTAATTATACTTATTTAAAATAGTTTGTAAAGTCTTTTTTTACAAATTATTTAACTTTCTTTAATTCAAACAACTCATCTGCTGTTAAATAAGGCTCTTTTAAGAAGTGAGCTTGTCTGTGGCAATTCTCTTGGCATAGTGCGATTAGATTAGAAGCATCGTCTGATCATCATTGAGATCTCAGTATTATATGATGAAAGTTTTGTGCAGCTCTTCAACAAACTTCACACTCTACAAAGTCAGTTTCATCTAATCAATAAGCCTTTAGGTAGTTTTTGATGTACTTTTTCATTTCATTTTTTTTGTCCTTTTATAAGTATCTTCATAACTCTCATATTTATCACAATCTTGAATTTCGGTGTTTAAATCTAAGTTATCGTAGTACAAAGTCATTGCTTTATCTCCTTTAAGTCATTTATTCTTACAGAAATCTAAAAACTCTCTTCAGATATACACGCACTCAGTGTTATTTACAAATCAAATTCCTTCATCAACTTGTATATACATATCCCAAGACTCTCAAAGAATATCTATAAATTCTTGTAAGAAATCTATTTTGTGTTCACCTGGATAATGTTCTACAAAAATCCAGTTGTCTTCTTCTCTAGTTAAGTTTAGTTCCCTGTAATAATTTTTAAATTCTAGAATATTCATAGTTTTATTTTATTTTATTAAATCTTTTCTCAAAGTCTTTGTATTCCTTAGTTAGTTTTATTCCTTTCATTATTACTTTGTCTAGGATGTTAGTAAGTTGTTCTTCCATAAATAAAATAGATTCGTGGTGTAAAGCCCATTCTTTTTGGCTAAAACTTAATCTTAAATTATCTTCATTGTTTTTGAAATAACTATCTCAAAAGGATGTAAAAATATGACAGAACTCGTGTGTTAGTAGTTCAAACACAGCTTCGAAGTCTCTGTCATCTTTAAATATAATCTCATTATCAAACTCTATTTTTGCAGTTAGGTAACGATAATCTGATGTTATTGTCGCTCCTACATCGTTAGTTTCTCTATAATTTTTATATCAATCTAAAACTACTGTCCAATTATATAAGTGCATATATTCTCTAATATATTCCTTAATTTCTAGGTATAATTCCCAGCGTTGTGTTTCTTGTTTATTCATTACTTATTTTTAACTATTAAATTTAATTTTCCTAAATCACAAGCAAAAATATCGTCGAGACAAATATCTGGAAATATTTCAGGTTCAAATATATGTTTTCAGTTCTCATCTTTTCCTTTGTGGTTCTTAGAATAACAAGCTTTAACAAAACTCTTAAGTCCTAGTTTTTCTACACATTTTTCTGCGTGTTCTTTACCTGTTCAACTCCAAACTATTATACTCACATTTCTTAGTTTTGAAAGCAATTTAAGCAATAAAACTGTGTCTTCGTTTGGTTTATAATCGTAAATAGAAACTTCATTACTTATTAAAGTTCAATCTACATCAAATGCTATTTTTAGTTTTTTCTTCTTTGTTGTAGTTTCCATAATGTTTAAGTTAATGTTGTTAGTTAGTATTACTTAGAATATTAATTCTCAAGCTGTAGGTGGTTCAGTAGCCTTAGAGAAGTGTTAGTTTTCTCTTATTTAAGCTATTTGTTAAATAGTGTTGTAATAATTTAATAGATTTTTGAAAAGGTCTTTG